CTTCTATATCTTTATTAACAACTTTTAACGCCGCACCTGCTTTGGTTGTTAATGCTTCTGAAAATTGTTGAACACTAGCGTTAGCCAAAGTATTAGCTTTTACTAATACATCAGTAACACGAGTTAAATTAGTTAAGTTTTGTTGTGCGTCTAAAACAGTTAATCCTAATGCAGACTGGGCGTCAGTTGCTAAGTCAGTAGCAGTAGCCATATCAAACATACCTGCTTGGGCAAAGGCAGCCACTTGTGGTAAAGCAGAAATAGATTGTTCAGCGTCTAAACCTGCTGACGCTAAAAAGAAAAAAGCTTCGGCTGAATCTTCAGCACTAATACGAGTTGAAATTCCTACTTGTCTGGCAGCCTCAGACATAGCTTGTTGTTGAGCTTCAGTAGTTTTCATTATTGCTAAAGACTGATTTAAAGCGTCTTCAAACTTCATAAATGTTTGAATACTCTCAGCACCTGCTTTAACTATTGCATATAAGGCAGTAACTACACCTGCTTTAGCTACATTTGAAAATTTAGAAAGTGATTTACCTGATGTATTGGCACTATTACCAATGCCTTTCATTTGAGCAGAGGCTAATTCTGCACCTTTAGTAGCAATTCTTATTACTAGGTCTGCACCTGCACCTAAAGCCATTTATCTTCTCCTCTTATTACTTTCCGCCTCTCTAAGAGCTATTGCTTTATTTCTTTCTTTTTGCTCCCAAAGATAAAAAGTAGCCCATTGAGTATATTCGTATGAACTCATTGTAGCTTGTAATTCTGCCACAGTCATACCTAATTCTCTTGCTAATCGAAAAGTAAAAGCTAATTCAGGATTAGTTTTGAAATTCCTCGGCTATTTCAGCCTGAACCTCCTCAGTAACTCCGTTCATATCTGCTATTTCAACAAATATTTTATCAATAACTAAAGCTGACTTTTCATACATAGCTTCAATCATTTCGTCATCTAATTCAGGTTGACTACACTTGCTTTTAATAAAGCCTTTTGGTAATCAAAAGCGTCTTTATCATCAGCAGTTGCAATTCTTGCAAGTTTAACTTGCATTTGTTTAGTAATTCCTCTTACTTTAATTTTTGCATTCCACTCAGGTATTTCTATAACCTTTTCTGGAACATCAGAAATACTATTTAATATATCTTTATTTAAAAAATCCATTATGCGTCCTTTTTTAAGATTTTACTTAGTGTGTTCCTCTGGTAATCGCTCCAGTAACTTGTAATTCTGATGAATAAGCAACCACATCTCCAACAGCACTTGTCTTTGTATAACCAGTACAAATTGCCTCGCCTGTGTATTTTACTGCACCTGAACCAGTTCCTTCTGGCGAATACTCAAAAGAAAGTGTTGCACTTTGACCTACAACTGCTCCAAATATTGCATCAACTGTGCTATCCCATAGTCCAGTAACGCTTAAAGTTGCGTCTTTAAGTCCTACTATGTATGTTTTATTTGTTGCACCTAAAACAGAAGTTTCAGCTACATCAGCAGTTTGAGGAAAGTCCACATTATTTACATAAGAGCTTATGTCAGTTAGAGTTCCACCTGAATCATCTATCTTAAATACGCTATCTTTTCCGTGTACAAATGCCATTTCTTTTATTTCTCCTCTTAATTAATTCTTCCAAATCCTACAATAGCAGAAAAACTTGGTGTAGTTCCACCAACTGTAAAAGAAACTTTTAGGTATCTATTTACAGTAGTTCCTTTAGCTACTGCTTTATATTCAGAAGTTGTTCCTGTTGCTTGAGTGAAAGTTACTAAGTTAGTGTAAGTAACATCATCAGCACTATGCTTTATAACTACATCTAAAGTTGGACTTGTTCCACTAGCAGAAGTTACTAAAAGAAAAGCTCCACCGCCATTTGTAGTAGAAGTTGAGTTATCTCTAGCAGTTCCGTCTGTAGTTGTAGTTAAAGTTTGATTTTCTAATACTATTCCATTTAATAAACCTCCGTCAGCTTGTACTTCCAAAGAAGTAGCTACAACATCTCCAACAGGGCTTGATATTCCATAATTAGTTATATTTGAATTAGCAAAAAATACTCTATCAGTAGCGTCTAATCCTTGTGCTCCGTGAACTAATATAAAATCATTTCCACCTAATAATGGTTGTAAAACTGCGTCAGAAGTAGCGTCAAAAAATCCTGCTAAGCTAGAAGTTCCGTCTTTTTGACCGCTTATATAAGTTTTAGCTCCACCACTTGCACCAAAAGTAGTAGTTTCTGCAACATCTGCACTTATTGAAGTATCTGCATTATTAAAATAACTTGAATAATCATTTTCATTAATATAAATTTTTGTATCTTTTCCGTGAACAAAAGCCATTATTATTCTTCTTCCTCAACTTTCTTATTTTTAATAATATCAGTAGCTTTCATTATTAATCCTTGTTCTAATAACCACTTTACACTTTTTTTAGGTATGTCGTTCACAATACTACCTGCCTTATGTACTTTTCCGTTATATTCTAATTCTTCGTTTAATATAAAATCCATTATGCTATTACCTCTACGCTAAACTGTACTCCTAAATAATCTATATTATTTACATTATACACGCCATAATCCGTTGCGTCAGTTACTCTAACAGACTGAGCCTCATTGTTCAATGAAGTATCGCTTTCTATTTGAGCCTTAACTGAATTAGCACCACTACTTTGTAAATAACTATCTAAAGTTTCTTGGCTTAATTGTGCGTCCACTCTTGCTATATATAGTAGCACAGGAATTGTATATGTATCTGCACCTCTTGACATTGTCGAATCATATTCAATTCTTTCTACAACACCAACTACTGCAGTTGGAGGTTCAATAATATCAGGAACATATTTATAAACGCTTAAACTTGTAATGTTAGATAAATTATTTCCTATTTCATTTCTTATATTAGTTAAACTAGCCATTATTTTATTCTACCATTACGCCATACAGAAGTGATAGCAAATCCTGCCTCTCTTAATAAAGCGTTTCTTTCAGGTGTTGTATCTCTAACTGCCATTTTTATAAATGGAATAATTGGAGTACCTTTCTTTCCTATTGCTTGTTGAACTGCATAAGGATTAATATCGTGTCTTTTAGCCCAACCAATTAATGCCTTAATAGGTGGATAATGAGGTTTAGTTCTACTAAATGGTGGCGATAACCTATAACTTTTATTTTTAAAGCCGTGAACATAAGTACTATGTGGAGCTCTTGAATAAACATCAACACCGTTAGGTAATCTACCTACATCAGCTAATCTTTTGAAACCAATACCTTTTTTCAAATTGCCTAAATCTTCTGGTGCTAAATCTTTTGCTTTATCAGCTACTATTGCACCAGTTAATTCAAAATATCTTCTTAATGGAAAGTAAGCTAAATTATGTAAATCTAGTCTTTTTCTTAATTTATTTGCACCAATTATATTAACTTGCATTAGCCTTAATCCTTTGAGATAATATGATTTTTAGAGTTTTCTTCTAAAAAATCCTTTTTATATGCTCTAACTACCGTGAGATTGCCCTCTCTCGTTAGCAAATCTCTTTCTGGCACTAAGTGTAACACATAGATTTAACATAGATATTGAGTATTTTTTTTAAAATTTTTTATAAAAGAAGTTGGTTTATCGAGAACACAAGCATAATATATAGGTATGTTAGATATAAATAATAAAGAAGTTAAAAAAGTTTTAGATTATTTTTCTAAAGCAGGTCATCAAGTAAAAGGTGTAGAGCCAATAAATACAACACCAATATATTTAGATAAAGACTTTGAAGATGTATTAGGTTTTATACAAGGCGACCATAATGATTGGAATATTGAAGAAAATCAAACAACTCATATAGAATTTACTGAAAAGAAAAACTTTTTGGGCTTAGGTTTTGATACCGTAATGAGTACATTTACTAGAAATCATTTTGTTATAGAATTAGAAAGCGATAAAAGTAAAGGTTTTATAGTTGTTGCAGTTGAAAACGGAATATTCAAAGTTGGTAATGGAATAACAGACAAAGCTCGAGTTACCAATAACACTCATAAAGTTGTTTATGTAGGTTTTGGAAAAAAAGAATTTGTAGATAGTTTTGGAGAATATAATACATTTAATAAAACTGAGTGGAATAAATTAACTAAATTTGCTTTAAATTTAGAAAATAGATTGTAATTATAAAACTTGTCCAGTAAGAGATAATCTACGATAACCTTTTAGTAATTCTTTTGCGTCTGGGTCAAACTTATTAAATAGTTCTACTGTTCCAGTACTTTCATTTCCAAAAATATTAAATGGTGTATCTTTTCTTTTCCATATTCTTGTAGCTTGAATAACACACGCCTCAACAACTGCGTCTGGAACTGCTGACCAGCCCCAAAGTCCTGTTATCTTTATATTTTTATTTATTAAAGGCTCAAATCTTTCTGATGAACGAGTTTCTAAAATTCTTATTTCTGTATAAGGATGATAATCTGTTCCTTTTTCGTGAATAGGATTAATTGGTCTTAGATAAAAATCTGTATCTAATGTAAGAGTTGTATCATAAGTTCCGTCATCTGTTGTATCTAATTGTACTGTTAGCGAAGTAGTAGTACTAAGGTCAGGAATGTCAATGAATACAGTACTAATAGGATTAAAGTATTTAACTGTTGCTGATTCATCTTGATAAAACCTCCTTTGGCAATATCTATCTATTAATCTAGAACTTGCGTCAATTGCTCTATCAATATTTGTATCTTGAGCACTACCAGATAAACCAAGCCTAGCCTTAAATTCAGTTTTATCTACATACTGCTCGTGAGCCATTTAAAACCTACTTAGCTTTATTTTCGACAGGTTCTTTAGCTTTAGTTTCTTTTACTTTCCACTCTTTAGCTTGTACATCAGATACTTCACTACCTGCTCTAGCAAGTAATTTACCTTTAGCCCAACCTTTAGGAAGACCACCATTTACGCCTTTACCTATATTGCCGTCATCATCTTGCCATAAATCATCTTTTAAAATCATTTTTTCTCCTTTTGCTTTGTCCTCACTCGCCTTTTTTATATATGACGAGTGAGAAACTAAAGCCATAAATTACTAATTAAAAGTTAGTAATTGAACAGAAAGCAGTTGGTCTATAGATTGCAAAACCTAATCTCAAACTTGCTTTCATCATTACTTTATCTTTTGTAAAGAAATCAGAGTGGCTATCGGACATAGCTACTTCAATTCCTTGTCTTGTAACGATATGTGCTGAAACACCACCACCAAAGTTTCCTAGTAATGCTGTTCCTGCTGAAATTGCAGTTGTAGGTACAACTGGAACGCCCCAAATACTTGCTTGAGGAGCACCATTGAACATACCTGCACCAACGAATAATGGTTGTAACGCACCAGAAGTTGTTACTGCATTAACTTCTGTTACTAAATCATACCAATCGCTTGGGTGCATAATTATTGCGTCAGGCTCTACGAAAGCATCTTTTCTGATTTCAGTAATTGCTTGATAGATTTGACCAATTCTCTTTAGATTTCCTGCGAAAGCAGAATAATCAAAAGTATTGATACCTGATTTGTTCAATACACCTGTTATATTAGGTGAAGTTCCGTTACCGTTTAATAATTCGGAATCTAGTCTTAGATTAAGCATTGTTCTTAATCTTGAGTCTAAATATCCTTGGACTGCAGTTACATCAGCCAATAATTCTTCTGTTACTGGAATAGAAACACCGAATTTTCTAATATTTTCAGTTCTTTCAGTCATAGCGAGAGCTGATTCGCCAAAAGCACTTGCTTCAGCTACTTCTGCTGCGTTATTTGTGAAAGTTGTTTCTTCCAAATACTTGTATTGATATTGGTCTGTTTGTAGAACAGAAAACAAATCAATAACTGAATTAGGATTTCGTAATGCAGTCGGAACGATAAGGTCTGAACGAACAACCTTTGGAGGATAGGCTGAAGCCTCATCCATTAAGGTTTTTGTTTCTAATATTGGGTTCCATTTTACTTCTGAAGTAATATTCTTCATTCCTTCTTTTATGAAAGATTGAACTGCTTTACTCTCTTGGAACATTTGAGCAATAGATTTTGTTTGCTCAGGCATTTCCTCGTGTATTGGTAAAGCTTTTACTTCTTTTCC